TCAATTACAGGAAGTTTAATCCTTAATGGTACATCATTCAATGCAGCAACATCAGGTACATCAGGCAAGGATGGTACATCAGGTAAGGATGGCACAAATGGCACAGCCGGAAGTGGAGGTACATCGGGTACTTCAGGTCTTAGTGGCACATCCGGCATTGATGGCACTAATGGTACTGCAGGAAGTGGTGGAAGTAGTGGCACATCAGGTAAAGATGGAACATCAGGAACTTCTGGTAAAGATGGCACTTCAGGAACTTCTGGTTCATCAGGAACTTCAGGCAGTAGTGGCAGCTCAGGTATAGATGGCACATCAGGAACTTCGGGCACTAGTGGTAGCTCAGGTACATCGGGCTCTAGCGGCAGTTCAGGAAGTAGTGGAACATCAGGTAAGGATGGTACTTCAGGAACAAGTGGCAGTTCAGGAAGTAGTGGCAGTTCTGGCACATCAGGTACGAGTGGCAGCTCTGGTTCATCAGGCGTTGATGGAACAAGCGGCACATCAGGTAAAGATGGCACATCAGGTACATCAGGTAAAGATGGTACATCAGGTAAGGATGGCACAAGCGGTTCAAGCGGCACATCAGGTAAGGATGGCACAAGCGGAACATCAGGAAGTAGTGGCAGTTCTGGTACATCAGGTGTATCTGGAACATCCGGTATTGATGGCACAAATGGAACTGCTGGAACAAGCGGTAAAGATGGAACATCAGGTATAAACGGAACTTCAGGTATTGATGGCACAAACGGTACCGCAGGAACATCTGGAAAAGATGGCACAAATGGTACTGCTGGTACTAGTGGTAAAGATGGCACGAGTGGTGTAAACGGAACTTCAGGTATTGATGGCACAAACGGTACCGCAGGAACATCTGGTAAAGATGGTACATCAGGCGTATCTGGAACCTCAGGAATAAACGGAACAAATGGGACAGGTGGAACATCAGGTAAAGATGGGACAAGTGGCGTAAATGGAACTAATGGGTCTGCAGGTACATCTGGCACATCAGGAACAACAGCAATATTAGGGTTTGCTTCCGGTTCTACACACATAGCAGGTACAGCAAATTATTTATTATTTAGTGGAAGTGCAGTTCAAGCCCTTTCAATATCTAATAGTACTGCATCTATTACTTTAGTTGGTGGTGGTACTTCAACCAGCACATTCCCATTTTCTGGTTCAGCACAAATAACAGGATCATTAGGTGTGACTGGTTCAGCACAAATAACAGGATCATTAGGTGTGACTGGTTCAATAAATCAATCAATAGGTGCATTTAGTGGCTCAGTTATATCAAACATATACGATACATACCTAAATGTACCGGCAGTTACAAACGTTATAACAATAGATAGTTCTTCATATGGTGCATTACTTGCAGCTGGTACAACAGATGCAAATACAATGTATGTTATCTCAGGTTCAAACTTATCAGCAGGTTCTTCAGGAACATCTGGCACATCAGGAACAACAGCAATATTGGGATTTGCATCTGGTTCTACGCATGTAGCAGGAACTGCAAATTATTTAGTATTTAGTGGAAGTGCTGTACAGGCATTAACAATATCAAATAGTACTGCATCAATTACTTTAGTTGGTGGAACAGGAACTGGGACAGGATTTCCATTTTCTGGTTCAGCACAAATAACAGGCAGTTTAGGTGTGACAGGAAGTATATCGGTGACTGGAAGTTATTTAATCACTTCACAATCATTCACAGGTTCTTTAATAGATAACGTATCACCAACAACTACCGGTTTAGCTTCGGTAAAGCACGTAATCTTTATTAGTTCCGCATCCTATGCAGCATTAGGAACAAAAGATGCAAATACACTTTATGTAATATCTGGTTCTGCAATCACTGGTAGTGGCGGTGGAACTGGGACTGGATTTCCATTCTCAGGTACAGCATTAGTGTCAGGTTCATTAATTGTATCAAATTCATTAGTTGTAACAGGTTCGGCTTTAGGTAATGTGGTATCGGCAAGTATTGCATCAAATACAGCATCAATTGATTTTAATGCAGGTAATTATTATACTTGTTTAGTAACTCAATCAACATTTTATAATGTGACCGGAATAAATCCTGGTGAGACTTGTACTATGTTAATTACAACAGGACAAGGTGGTAACAACGCAGCAATGCCAACAGCTTCATTCTCATCTAACGTTAAGCAAGTGAGTGGTAGCCGTTACATTCCAACATCAGGTAGTGGTAGATTTGATATTTTAACCTTTGTATCATTTGATTCTTCAAATGTTTTCTTAGCTAAAATACAAAACTTCGTATAATATGTTTACAGCAGTAGCAAACAATAATCAGGCATTAATCTATGATAGTCTATATATGGATTTGAATGCAGCAGATTACATAGGTAAATTAAGTTCACCTCTTAATATAGGAACTATCTTACAAGATGTTTATACGGGTTTTACGAATAATGTAACTGTAACATCTGGCTCAATAGCCCTATCAGCTGATTTGGGTTATTTTGATTTTGCTTCTGCAAATACTACTGGTTCTCAAATGAGATGGTTCTCAAATGAGATGTGACCAAAATATTACCGGTAGAACTTTTTTAATAAGTAGTAGTTGGACAATTCAATGGTGGGGATGGTGGGATGTAATCTCTGGCAGAGATGTGTGTCTATTTGCACAAGGTAACTTTGCAAACAACAATGGATTACACATACAGGCTCGTTCCTCTAAATTACAATTTGCTATGTTCAACAGCGATTTAACATCAACTGCAAATTTAGTTACTAATAGATGGGACCATTATGCTTGTGTATTTGAAAATGCATCTCAATTAGGATACAGAAAAAGAATATACATAAATGGAGTTCAGGATTCAACACAAACATTTCCAGCAGCTTATGGTGGTGGTAACGTTGATCGCCCTTTTATTATAGGAGCAAACGTATTTACATCACCAGTAGGACAAGGAACTGTAGGATACGATGGTAGAGTTGGAGAAATACAAATATATGGGAGAGCATTAAATGCTAGTGAAGTATTTTTTAACTTTCAAGCAACAAAAAGTAGATATCAAAAAAAATAAGATATGCCTGAAGTATCAAATGAAATGTTTGTAGGAAGTGAACAAGTTTTCGCTTTTATGAATAATGTATGGAATGGGATTAATACTTACGAAACCGTTTCTTTTCCCATACCAACCGGTTCAGTTCAAATGTACTTTGATTCTGAAGATTGGAATGGAGTATCATCAACATTATTAAGTAGATTTGCAGATGCTACTGCATCACTTACAGGTGTAACAGTAGGACCAAGTAGTTCACTTAACTTTTTAACATCTTCTAGACTTACAACAACTGCAAGTGGAGATACTACTCCTAACCAAGCTACAACATCAACAATATTTGCTATATACGCATCATCTGGTTCTGCAACTGATTATCATGGTAGATTATTAACATCTATAAATACAAACTGGTTATTTGGTACTTATGGTGGAGCATTTCCGCCTACTGTTACTGAAATACAATATGCTTGGTATAATAATCAATTTGTGGTAGATTCAGGTTCATATGATACTAATTTTCATTTTATGGTTGGTATAAGACATTCTACAACATCCGCATCAGTTTATATTGATAATGTTTATAAAACAGGTTCTTTAGCAACTAATTCAGGTTTTGATGGATTGGCTGTAAACCCACCACCTGGCGTACCTGATGAAAGAACTCAGGCAAATGTTGGTGTATTTGGTGTTTATAATAGAGAATTATCACCATCAGAAATTACAGACCTTTATAATAATTACAAAACAAAATATTCATTATAATATGCAAACAGTCTATATAGGAAACACTTTAGTAAACGATGTGATGTTAGGTGCCCAAAGAATGGATGATGTCATTGCTCAAAAACAAACAATACTAATTGATTATCTAATATTAGGTGGTGGTGGAGGAGGAGGAGGTTCTAATGGGGGCTCTGAGCCTGGTGGTGGTGGTGGAGCAGGTAGATTTGTTTCATCTTCATTTGTAGCAAAACCTTCAAATACAAATTATTCAATAACAATTGGTGCCGGTGGTAGTGGTGGTAATAATACATTTGGTTCTAATGGAGGTCAATCACAAATATCAAGCGGTGTACTTAGTCAAACAGCACCTGGCGGCGGTGGTGGTGGTAAAGGTCAAAATACTGCTGGTACTGCTGATAATGGTAGAGATGGTGGTTCGGGTGGTGGTGCTGGACGTTCCGAATCAGGCGGTGCTGGACTTGGTAACGCAACCGGAAGTCCATTAGCAGGATTCGGAGGTAATGGTGGAAGTTCAGATGGAACTATAGCTGGAGGAGAAGGAGGTGGTGGTGCTGGTGGTAATCATACAGGATTAAGTGGAGGTGGACCAGGAAGAGCATGGATAGATGGCGTAACCTATGGTTTAGGTGGTAATGGCACAGGTGGTGGAAACAGATCATCAAGCTTTGGTACTGCTGGTAATGGTTCTAACACAACAGGTGGTGATGGAATAGGTGGTGTTTGTATATTTAGATATTCAGGTTCACCTGTTGCTAGTGGGGGTACAATAACACAAAGTGGTGGATTCACATTTCATACATTCTCTACATCAGGTACTTTTACTTACTAATCAATAAAAAAAGGTTTACAATTGTTAAATAAATAAAATAACTCAATATGAAATTAGAATCACAACAATCATACGTTTCAAATCCACAATTTAGTGGTGGTGTTCAAGTATTTGGAGTAACTGGTTCAGCATTCGTAACTGGATTTGGATTTATTGCTGGTGGATTGTATGTAGGACAACAAGGAGATTTGACTGTTAGAACAGCAGATGGCTCTATTCTTACATTTGTATCTGCATCAGGCTTTATTCCAGGTTTGATAACTGCTGTATCTGGTTCAACAACAGCAGCAAGTATAATCGCATTAAAATAAATTATGTTAAATCTTAACTACAACGTTATTGGTTCGCAAAGAGATACGTCTGTAAGAGCAGCTGGATTACCATTCCAGGACTTTTTTGCCGAAGTATTAACTGTAGCCGGTGGTGGTAGAGGTGGTATTGATATTGGTGGAGGCGGTGGTGCTGGTGGATATAAATACCAATCAGGCTATCTAATTAAAAGCAATGGATTTTATACCGTAGCTATCGGAGCAGGACAACCTTCATGGTTTACAACTGGTGGAGTATGTGGTGCAGACCCTCCAACAACTTCTTTATCTGGAAGTAATACATTTGTACTTAATTCAGTTGATGGAAGTAATTTTTTCACTATGGGTGGTGGAGCCGCTGGATGTGGAGGTATTTTAGGCAGTGTGTTTCCTGCTTCTAATGGAGGCTCAGGTGGTGGTGGACAAGGATTTGGTGGAGCTGGTGGTAATGGATTTGTAGATGCTCAATCTTTTATACAAGGTAATAATGGAGGTGCTGCAGCTAGTGACCCAACATCAAAAGGTGGTGGAGGTGGCGGAGCTGCATTCGCAGGAAATACATTAGGAACTGGAATTGGTGGTAATGGTAGATTGGATTTAAGTTTACCAACTGGAAGTTATAGAGCAGGTGGTGGTATTGGAGCTGGTGCTTCAACTACATCTGGCTCATTAGGTGGTGGTGGATACTTTGGTATTGCAGGTTCACGTTTAACAGAAAATGGACAACCTAATACAGGTGGTGGAGGTGGTGCATTACAAGGAGTTGTTTCATCTGGCTCTATATATGATACTGGAGCTGGCGGTAGTGGCTTTGCACAATTTAGATATCCTGGTCCACAAAGAGCAAATGGTGGAGTAGTATATGAAGAAAAAAACATATTTGGTGATGTACTATTCACTGTACATACATTTACTGCATCAGGAGTATTTGAACCAATAAGATAATATTATGGCACACTTTGCAAAAATAAATGAAAAAAATATTGTAGAAACCGTCTTAGTTGTTGATAATTCTCAAGAACATAGAGGACAAGAGTTTCTAGCAAAAGATTTGAAATTAGGTGGTAGATGGATTCAAACATCTTACAATGCTAAATTCAGAGGTAGATTTGCTGGAGCTGGTATGTACTACAATGAAGATAAAGACCGTTTTGAACCACAACAACCCTATGCATCTTGGAATGTACAAAACGAAGCCGGTGATTGGCTTTCACCAATACCAAAACCTGAAGGGTTAAATTGGAATTGGCATGAAGAGTCTAAGAAATGGATTAATGGTGTAATACTGTAAAAAAATTACTATATTTTAATATATAATTGTTAAATAACTAAATACAAATAATATGAATGCAACATTAGTATTAAAGAAGATTCTCCAAAACTTAGCTTTGGTTAAAGAAGAGGAAGAATTAACATACGCAAAATTAGCTGATGGAACTATCTTACAATCCCCAACTTTTGATGTTGGTGAAGATGTAGATGTTGTATCAGATAGTGGTACAAAAAGTGCAGCACCAGATGGTGAGCATGAAATCGTACTAAGTGATTCTGAAGGAAAAGAAGAAAGAATCAAAATCATTACTAAAGACGGAAAAATCGTAGAGAGAGAAAACGTTGAAGTAAAAACAAAAGCAGAAGATGAAGCTGTAGAAATGGAATCAATCGCTGGTGGTGATATGGGTGATGATGATAAGGAAGATGATAAGGAAACAGCAGAACCTATTTCTGAAGATATGAAGAAAGATGAGGAAATGAAAAAGAAGATGGAAGAAATGACTTATCGTATTGAAGAATTAGAAAAGAAATACAACGAAATGGTAAAAGAAAAAGTTGTAGAAGAAGGTGAGAAAGCAGAAGAAGTTAAAGCTGAACCATTACCTGGCGATAAAGCAGAGAAGATGGCAGCTGTAGATTCTGAAGAAGAGGAAGAAGAACTTCCTAAATTGGATGGTGCACCAATAGATGAAAATGCACAAAAAGTATTAAACATAAAATTCAATAAAACATTGAAAGTAGAAAACTACCAAAACAGTGTTTTATCTAAACTTTATAAATAAAAAAAAATTAGTAACAATGAAAAAACAACAAAATTTCACACAGCCTAGCGTTACAACAACCTACGCTGGTGAGTTCGCAGGTAAGTACATTGCAGCGGCATTGTTATCAGCTAAGACTTTGGACAATCAGTACATCACAATCATGCCGAATGTGAAGTTTAAGAGTGTTATCCAAAAGATTGCAGTTGATTCAATCGTAAATGATGCATCTTGTAACTTTACCACTTCTGGTACTGTGGCTCTCTCTGAGAGAATCTTAGAACCAAAAGAACTTCAAGTAAACCTTGAATTATGTAAGCAAGAATTCGTTGATAGCTGGCAAGCTCTTCAATTAGGATTCTCTGCATTTGATGAAATTCCAAAAGATTTCAACGATTTCTTAATCTCTTATGTAGCAGGTAAAGTAGCACAGGCTACTGAAATCTCTATTTGGAGAGGAAACAACGCAACTAATGGTGAATTTGGTGGATTATATGCCGCCCTATCATCTTCAGTTGTAGCAGGTGGAGCAAACGCACCTGTAACATCTTCACAGTCTGGCTCAATCACTTCTACTGATGTATTATCTAAATTAAATTCTTTAGTTGATGCAATCCCTTCAGAGGTATATGGTAAAGAGGACTTGTTGATTTACATCCCTACAAACGTAGTTAAGGCTTATCAACAAGCATTAGCTGGTGGAGCGCAGGGAGCAAATGGTTTCAACAACCAATTAAACGTTGGAGAGAAGCCATTGAACTTTAATGGTATTGAATTAGCACATTGCCCTGGTCTTGCATCTTCTGCTATGGTAGCAGCACAAAAATCAAACTTGTACTTTGGTACAGGACTTTTGTCAGACCATAACGAAGTAAGAGTATTGGATATGGCTAACTTAGATGGTTCACAAAACTATCGTATCATTATGAGATACACAGCGGGTACACAATATGGTATCGGTACTGATATTGCTATCCATAAGAATTATTAATATATTGAGTGAATAATGAGAGGGTATTATTCCCTCTCTCACTCTTTTTATTAAAAACAAAAAAAATTAACTTAAAAAACAAAAAACTATGGCTTGTAACTTAACAATTGGTAGAAACGAACCTTGTAAAGATTCAATCGGCGGTTTAGATTCAGTTTTCTTTGTAAATTATGAATCAGGCTCATTATCAACGTCCTCTCAGGCGAATACTGATGCATTGATTGAAAGTTTACCTTCTGGATTAATCGCTTATCAATACCAATTAAAAGGAAATTCTAGCTATACTGAAACAGTTAACTCTTCAAGAGATAATGGTACTACATTCTTTTCACAGGAATTAGTTCTTAACTTAAAGAAATTAACTAATGAGATGACTACTCAATTAAAGTTGATGGCTTATGGACGTCCTCAAATCTTTGTTCACACTAACGCGGGTGATACCCTTTTGGTTGGACAGAGAGAGGGTGCAGATGTAACCGGTGGTACTATTCAAACAGGAGCGGCATTGGGTGACCTTTATGGTTATTCAGTAACATTTACTGGCTTAGAACCATTCCCAGCACCATTCGTATCAGGCTCAACATTTGGTAACCCATTTGGAGCTATGGCGAATCAACCAACTATTGTAGGAAATACAAACTCATAGTATAGAAAAGAAATAATAAGAAGGGTAGCACAGGTGTTACCCTTTTTTTATGTCAATTACTATAATACATTCCAAAATTGTTAAAATATAAAATAAAGACGAGATAATGCTAACATTCTATTCATCAGGAAGTAACCTATGGACATTTCGCGTACAACCTACCGGCAGTTCAAATCTTACTTTGTATCTGCAGGATATGTTTACTTTAGTTAATTCATCAGCATCATTAGCAAATTACACATATGACCCGTATGAAAGTAAACTACAATTCACAGCATCCCAAGTCTCTACATTAGTATCCGCAAGTGTAGGAGACCAATATAGAGCATATCTTTCTGATACAACTTGTTCCATATGGAATGGTAGTGTACAGGTATTACATTCTCAGTCAATTGATAAAGCAAACTATGTAAACCAAATTCCTGTGAACGATGTTTATGTAAGTAATGTAACTGATAACGAATATATAATCTTAGAATAGTATGAAATTAAATCAAAATTTAGCGGTTGTAAATTTAGCACAACAAGAAATCCCAGTCATTACTGAGGATACAAAAACACGCTATCAATGGGTGCCTGTTGGGATAATTGGACCTGATGATTTCTTTAAGAATATAATTGATGCTTATAATAATTCAACAACTAATGCAGCATGTATAGAAGGTATTGCAGATTTAGTATTTGGTAAAGGTATCTATACTCAGAACTCTGAATTCGTAGAAACATTAGGTAAGATATTACCGCAAGAGGAAATAAAAAGAGTTGCATTTGATTTAAAACTTTTTGGTAATGCTGTATTCCAAGTTTATTGGGATGATAAGCATGAAAAAATTATAAAATTGTTCCATTCACCTGTACAGAACTTTAGAGCAGAAAAACTATATGATGAACCGAAAATCCAAAACTTCTATTATTGCACAGATTGGAGTGACCATAAAGCGCAAAGATACAAGAAGAAGATACCTGCGTTTGGTACTTCGCGAGATAAAATGGAAATACTATGGATTAAAAACTATACGCCAGGCAAATACTATTACTCATTGCCTGATTGGATTCCTGCCCTTCAGCTATCTTTTGTAGAAGCTGAATTATCTAACTTACATATCAACAATATTGAAAATGGTTTCTTACCTGTTGTAATGTTGAATATGAACAATGGTATTCCAGCGCCTGAGGAAAGAGATACAATTGAAGACCTGATTGAAGCTAAGTTTACAGGTACAAGAAATGCTGGAAGGTTTATTGTAACATTTAATGATGATCCTGAAAGGAAACCAACCATTGATGTAATACAAACCGATAATTTGCATGAGAAGACAAGATATGTAGCAGAATATGCACAAGACCGAATCTTAGTTGCACATAGAGTAACATCTCCCCTTTTGTTTGGTATCCGAACAATATCAAATGGTTTTAGTTCACAATCAGAGGAAATGAAAACAGCATATTCTATTTTACAAACAATGACTATTACACCATTTCAAAATCTAATTGTAAACTTTTTAGCTGAAGCATTTGATAAAGGTGGATATCCTGATTCTCAATTATACTTTGAACAATTAACACCATTGGTTATACTTTCACAAACCGCTGAAGAAACAGGTAAAACAACTGAGCAGGTACAAGAAGAAATAAATGAACAGGCTGAAAATCCTGCTGAAATAGAAGATAATCCATCAGCTGTAGATGAAAATATAGAAAATGAAACTCTAAGTGATTACACACCAAGTAACCCAAACTTTTCTAAAAATTTTGTAACATATAAATTATAAACAATATGGCATACGCACTATTTGTAACACGTAACGATATAATTAAAAATACTCCATTGCAAGGTTCAATTGATGCGGACCGCCTATTGAACTTTGTCCGAACTGCACAAGATAAATACATACTTAATCTTTTAGGTACTGTACTTTTTGATTTCTTACAGGCTCGTATAGAAGCAGGTACTTTTAGTTCATTAGGTACTGCTTATCAAGACCTTATGAAAGAACACATCAAACCAACCCTAATTTGGTACTCCTGCGTTGAATACATCCCTTTTAGTGGGGTGCAATTCAAAAGTGAGGGTGCGGTTAAGCATGAAACAGAAACGGCAAAATCAATAAGCAAAAACGAAGTAGATTACCTTTTACAAAAAGCTATGAATAATGCTGATTACTACGCAACGAGAATGCAGAACTATTTAATATCATTCTCAAATGATATCCCACAATACTACGAATCAGTAGGAAATCAAACTCAGATTTATCCTGATATGGGTAATGCATACTTTGGTGGTATAAACTTATAAAGATATGGCAGCAGTAATAGTAAATAATCTTGGAACTAATTACGTTTTATATTATAACGTACTTAATTTTTTCAAAACAATAATGAAAAACCATCCATCTATACAAAGAGTATCGTATGGTGATAAATTTGGTATAGATGATGATGAATTTCCACAATACCCTTTAGGAAATATTCTAATTTCTAATGCACGTTTTAGTGATAAATTCCTCAATTATACAGTCCAACTTACTATTGCTGATAAAGTAAAATTAAAAGATAACGAAAGCACCGGCAGTACAAATGAACAAACTATACCTTTCTTTGGTACTGATGATGTAGTAAGTGTACATGCAAACACACTTTCTATACTAAATGACCTGCTATCTTTTACACAAAGAAGCACACAAGCAATTGATATCGTAACAGATATAAATGCAATCCCATTTAAAAATGATTTTCCAAACGCATTAGCAGGTTGGGTATGTACATTTGAAATACAAGTATTTAATGCGCAAGATATATGTTTATATCCTGATTTATTAGGAAGTGCATTAGATATCAAAGGTGTACAAACTGAATGTTAATGGCAACATTAAAAGAAATAGCTAAAACATATGAAGACCTAGCAAAAGCAGGAGCGCCTGTAAAGACTGGTCTAATGCGTGATAGGATTAGAGTATCATATTTTAAATTAGATGATTTAAGGTATCAATTTGACCTAAATGGTATTTCTTATATGGTATGGTGGAATACACCACCAAAAGTTGTAAAAAGAATAAAGTTATCTCGTAAACCACAATTTAATTTTGTTGTGAGAGCTGCAAATAATCCTCTATTGAAGGATAAAGTTGATGAATATATAAAAGCAGATATCATTACCACAGTAACTGATAATATGAGATACTATTTGGAAAAAGATGGATTTGGTAAAGTAAAGCAAGTATTTCGTAAATTATCCTAACATCCAATACTTTTCCATCTAAATTGGTTAAAATAATAAAAATATTTTAGATGGCTCTATCATATACACAAACACCTGCAACGTGTTCACTTGTACAATCTCCTACGATATTTACCATTTTTGAGAGTGGAGATGTTGTACTTTCATCATCTTTCCAATACATATTAGAACTTTATTATTGGAGTGGTCTACCCTCACAATCAGGTTCATTATCAAATTATACCCTAATAAAATATCCAAACGTAAGTAATGTTGGTATCTTTGATGTTGGTAGAATACTCAATTCAGCACTTTCTTCTTCTGCAGAGGGTGAATCATCAAACATAAAATATTTTGCAGTAGATGGATATTTTTCTTTTTTATCTGCATCGGTAAATGTGACAGGTTCGCATATCAAATCTGATGTATTCAAAGCATTGGATGGATACGCAATATTTGATGAACCTATTGGACAACAAATCGCATCTAAATCTATACATTGGCCTTTGATGACGGATGGACCTGTATCTCAATCAGTATTATCAGAAGATATAGGATTAGGTAGTGTATATGTAGGAACAACAGGCGGTAGTGTACCAACAAAATTAGTTTACACAGGCTCTTTGGGAAATGGTGTATTTAATTTAAGTGGAAGTATATCATCTTCACAACAGGTACAATATTACCCACAAGCACCTCAACAAGGTGGATTTCCAATAAGTACCCTTTCAGAAAACTATTCTATTCAAGCCTTTTCAGGCAGTGTTGCATTAGGAACACCATTAAATTTTGAGGTGGTTTGTAAACAAAAGTTCCCAAATATTCGTATTAAATTTAAGAACCGATATGGGCAGTTTGATTTCTTTTCCTTTTATATGGTTAATCGTCAATCTTTTTCTACCACAAAACGTAGTTATCAACCTCAATTAGGTACGTGGACTGGAACAACACTTTCTTACGAACAATATGAAAGTTCAAATCTAAATTATATTGTAGATTCCAAACAATCAATCTCAGTAAATAGTGATTGGATTGATGAAGATTACAATGAAATATTCAAACAATTATTAGTATCCGAAGAAATCTATTGGGTTAAATCCTCAACTGATTTACTTCCAGTAACAATCAATACAGATAGTATAGTATTTAAAACAGGTGTAGTTGATAAAGTTATTCAATATGCATTTGATTTTGATTTTGGACAAGGTTATAAACTTATATTATAATGGGAATATTATCTACACAAGGAATAGAATTTCAATTAGTAGCTAATGATACCATCTTAGACCTTTTCAAAGATGAAGATATATTATTATCAAATAATGTTACAGGTCTTTTTGATTTGGGTATTATTCCTGCCGATTTTACAAGGCAAATTACGTTACCTGGCACGAAGAAAAATAATGATTTTTTTGAGCATGTTTATGATATTTCTATTCAGTCTCCTGATACTTTTGCAACAAATGTTAAGGTCCCTGCTTATATAAATTACAATGGGGTTTACCTATCACAAGGATATCTTCAATTAAATAAAGTAAATATCTTTGCAAATAAATTTATTGATTCATATGAGGTAACTATATTTGGAGCAGTATCATCTTTTGCTAGAGAAATAAACCGAACATTTCTTACAAATCTTTCTTCCCTATCCCAATACAATCATACCGCTTCAATACAAAATATAACAGGCAGTTGGTCCGGTTCTCTATTCAATTACAATATTGTTTACCCTTTAGCAGAATATGGACAAAAAATATTATTCAATCCTGAAACGCCTGAGTTTGGTATTGATGCAGAAAATGATGGTTTGTGTGTACAAGATTTCAAACCAGCCATTAAAGCAAAAATAGTTTGGGATGCAATATTTGATGAGTCAAATCAAACATACTCATCATCATTTATAGATAATGGTGGATTGGATGATATATATCTACTCCTCAATCGTCAGCTGAGATACCCTGTATTTGCTGAAGAAAACTTAGAGGTGCATGGATTATTTCGTATAGCACCATTCTCAGGTTCTAATCAAACAAATTGGCAACCATCATTAGGTACAACTTATACATTTCCGTGGTTTAATGTACAAAAGAATCCTGGCGGACAGATGGGTGGTGACTTGACTTACGCATTGGAATACTCATCTTCACTTAGAGGAAATATAAATTTTGGTATTGAAATAAGTGGAAGTGGTAATGCTGGTGGATTGGGTAAAGTACCTTCATTAGAATTTAGTATTGTAAACAAAGATACATCAGTTTCTACAACCATTGATACTACGATAATAAATAATTTTTTTACTGAATTACAAGAATATAATGGAACATTAGGAACAAAAGTACAAAAGGTAGAAATAGGGCAGAGATTTAATACAGCCCTTTTGAACTCAGGCTCTTATGAATTTAAATTTAAATGGTTACAAACATTTGAAGGTAATGGTTCAGTAACTGTTACAATGGAGCCTAATAATGAGATAAAATCATTTTTAGAGGTAATCAAAGTAGCAAATTTAGGTGATGGTTGGGTAATGGATATACCATCCAATATGCCATTTGGTACAAATGGAATTAAGAAGATAGATTTTTTGACATCAATACAAAAGAAATTTAACCTAGTCATATACCCTTCAAAGACTGTAAGAAACGAATTTATTGTAGAACCTTTTAACAAATGGTATAATACAGGCCGAAGATTTGATTTCAATAAATATATAAATTTAGATGATAAAATAGAGATTATTCCAGCTAACAACCTTGCTGTAAATGAATTAAATTTTGGTGATACATTAGACCAAGATTTTATTTCACAACAATTTAGTAAAGAAGCCAATAGAGAATTTGGTAAACAATATTTTATTGATCAGGAAAACTTCTTTTCACAAGGAACGTATAATGTAAAAACATCAGTTTCATCTACACAATTGTTACAAATAGCAAATACAGGTGTTTCTGGCTCGGTGGCAGGAGCAAATCCAACACCTCCGGCATCAATATATTATACATACAATATATCAACAGGTTATGCTGACCCAGCTACTGCATGTGCTGATGTAAATGCTTATCTTTTCCCAGTATATGCAGCAGAAGGTTCACCAACATTAGTAACACGATTCTACTCAAATACTGCATTAACAGTTGGTTACGTTGGTGGAAATAATTATTACAAATGGGAAGTGCCGGGTGAAAGTAATATAAGATATATTGCACAAATTGATGATGATGGTTTTGTTGTTAGTTCATTAGACTTTTGTATAAATGGAAATATTGTATAAAAAAAATAATTATGTTATGCCAGTTTTAAATCCACAAAAAATACCAATTTTTATTCCCACTTATATAGGTGACCAGAGTTTTGCACCTGCAAGAGTACAACCCCGTCTCCTATATTATAATGGTACATTAGGTTCTGAGCAATATTATCTAAATGGTTTTCAAAACACATCAGACCCAAAAACGTTGGTAAAACCATCGGTTGAAGAGTTTCCTTATTTTGATAACTATTATGTAGTAACCGGCTCTTTTCCAACAACCGATTCTAAATCACTTCTTTTTTTTAATGAACAATCAGTATATGGTACTGCACCATTAGCTTCTTTATACTCAGAATATTGGGAAGAATATGTAACACTTCTTTTTAATCCAACAACTAGGTTATTAAATGCATCTGCTATCATTCCATTGGCAGATTATATTGAAATGGAATTGAATGATATTGTAAGTTTCAGAGGTAATGATTATCATTTAAGAGCAATAAACGAATATAATTTATCCACAGGTGAATGTACAATTCAGCTATTAGGTCCAATACTAAAGGGTTCTTTTGAAGAGCCTGAAGTAACCATATTCAATGTAACAAATGATGGAAGTGGAGCATATGTGTTTAGTGGAGGTATTGAAGGTAGTAATCCAACTTTAACCCTACAAAGAGGTAATACCTATTTGTTTGAGATGAATGCAAGTGGACACCCACTTTGGATTAAAACCAATTTTAGTACAGGTACTGGCGATGCATACAATATCGGTGTAATAAATAATGGTGATGATGTTGGTACAATAACTTTTAATGTACAATATAATGCACCATCAACACTATACTATAATTGTCAATATCATTCATCTATGAAAGGTACGATAAATATTACGAATTAAATGTTATATTCATATGATTAAAAATATTATAGATTTACTGAATAGTGGTGAGTATTATGGAATATCAGATAAAGTTGATTTTGCAAAAGGAAGTAGAAAAATACCATATACTTGGAAACAAGTTAAAGAATTAATAAAGAGAATGTGGCATGGCCGAAAATATTAGTACATATAGTGTTGTAGTTGAGACTGAAGTCACAGGTACTGAACAGGTAACTGATTTAGGTAATCAGGCTGAAGGTGTTGGTGATAAGTTTAAGTCCCTAAAATCTCAAATAAGAGAAACTACTGTCCAATTACAAAAACTTTCCGATGAAGGTAAAGGTGGCACTGCTGAGTTTGAAAAGTTGAGAAAAAAATTAGATGAATTAAACGATGCACAAGATAAAGTTAATTTCCAAGCCGGACAGTTTGATGATAAGTTAGCATCCTTACCTGGTCCTATCGGACAAGTTGGTGGAGCAATTAAAGGATTTAATGAAGGACTGAATAAATTTAGTACAGGCTTCAAACTAGCATTAGGAGCTGTAACACTTATTATTGGTGCTATTGCTGCATTCAAAGAATCACTAAGCCGTACTGAGGAAGGACAAGCTAAATTGAATAAAATCACCGAAGCATTTGAAAAAATAATGAATGGTGTATTTGCAGTAATTGAGCCTGTTGCTATGGCATTGGCTGACCTACTGGCAGGATTATTAGAGAATGAACAAGTAATGAAAGTACTCTCTACAACAATGGGAGTCTTAGCTGGTACATTTACTGCAGTATTAAATGTTGGTAAATCATTAGCAGGGTTTATTGTAGGTAATTTAGTAAATGCTTTCAAAACTCTTATTGGAGTGGGTGAAGGAGCAGGAAAAGTTCTTAAAGGTGTATTCACATTTGATTTAGGCCTAATAAAAGAAGGTGTAGCACAAGTTGGTGAGACAGTTAAAAAAGGTGTAACTTCATTTGTAGATAATGTTAAAACAACTGCAAAAGATATTGGTAATGGTGTTGTGGATGGTATTCAAACTGGATGGAATGGATACCGGTTCTAAAGCATTTAATGAAGGAAGTAAAAGATTAACTGTTGCCGAAAAGAAAGCTGAAGAAGAAAGAAAGAAGGCAAGAGCAGAAGCGGCTAAGAAAAGAGCTGAAACCGAAAAGAAAGAAGCTGATGAAAGGGCAAAAGCAATTGAAGAGGGTGGTAAAGTAGAAACCGAAGCATACCTTAGTACTCTTAATCAAAGAGACCAAGAGATATTCAAAAGAGGTCAGAAGTTAAATCAGGATTTAGAAACACTAGAAAAAGCAAGAATAGCTGCAGTAAAAGAAGCACAAACAAAAGGATTTACTGATTTCTCTTCAATAGATGACCAATATAAAAATGCAAGGGTCAACGCTCAACAGGCATTTAAGAACGATGAGGCTGCGATTAATACTAAGTTTAACGAGGAAGAACTTAAAAAGGCAGAAGAAAAAACCCTAAGAGAGAAAGAAATATCTCA